AGACCGCGCTTGTCGCAGGCTACACGCAGTTCATCGGCGACATAGTGGATTCGATCACGGGACTGATCACCCCGTCGGGAATCGCCGCCACGCAGACCAACGAGATGATCCTCGGCGCGGCGGTGACAGGCGCATGCCTTGCGGTTGCAAACAACGCCCCTGCCACGCGCGAGGAAGCGGTGACCGCGATCAACAATATCTCCTCCCTCTGGCAGGACGTGCTTTCGGCACTGGATGCCGTGCAAAATGCAAGTGCCGCGAACGACATCACGCAGTCGTATGTCACGTTCAGCACAACCTACACCGACCTTGCGCAGCTTGTAGGACTCACGCTGCAATACCTCCTGTCGGTGATCTTCGACCTCAAGGTGGCATACACGTTCACCCTTGACCGCCCGCGAGTGCCCTTCGAGATCGCGTGCACGGAGTACGGAAGCGAGTACGATGCGGCAGGCAATTCCTACGTCGACCTGTTCATCGCATCAAATCACCTCACGGGTGAAAGCGTCACGCTCCTGTACCCCGGCACGCAGGTGACGATCTACTCGGTGGCCGGATGAACAGCACCAGCGGTCGCCAGCTTCAATACTCGCCCTTCCAGGCTCCCGATCAAATCAAGATGGCCGCCAAGATGCAGGCGCAGATTGCGCGCATGGCGGGAACGGACAAGAACCTTTTCACGCTCATCCTCGGCACGCGCAAGGTCAAGGTGCTCACGGGGCACGTCTCGTGGGCAATTGATGAAATGGCAAGCGGCTGGACTGCGGAGATCGCATGGGTTCCGCCCCCGCTTTCCGGCTCCGACCAGGCGATACAGGATTCTGTTGCACCCTACGCCTACCCCTACGCGCAAGTCTTTCTCGGTCCGAACCTCGTGAACACCGGCTACCTCTACACGGTCACCAATTCCTTCTCCCTCGACGGCCTCACGAAAACCCTGGAAGGTGCATCGTTTACCGCCGACCTCGTGGATAGCGACCTACAGGGGCCTGCGGACGTAGGTGGCGCGGGCATCTTCGATTGGGAGAACATATCGGTCTGGAACCTTGCAAACCAGCTTTGCGCTGCGCTGCCCGTACCGATCAACGTCGTGACCGATCTGAATGAGAAGGTAGTTCCGACCGCGCAAGGCGATCTCGTACTGGATAACGCGCCATTCCCCTACATCCAGGCGGAGCCCACGGAGAAGTACGGCGAGCTATTCACGCGGCTTGCATTTCAGCGCGGCATGCTTGTCACCACAGACCAATACGGCGACCTGTACTTGACCGCGCCCAAACTAAAACAGGATCCCGTCGCCACACTCGGGGAAGGCGATATCAGGTCGTGGATCAAAATGATGTCATCGACCGCGGGTTCCGCGCACTCCCCGAAATGGGAAGCGAAGTTTGACGGCCGCAAGCGCTTCTATCGCTACACCGTCTATTGCGTCCCCGGCGACGGCGCACCGACTTCGGCTATCAGCTACGACCCTGGGATCCCGAACAATCGCATGAACGCAATCGTCACCCCCGACACCGGCATCGGTGCGTTGGGCATCACCGCCGCATGGAAACGCTCGCGCACGCTTGCCGATGCACTGACCATTCCCTTCCCCGTCACCTCGTGGTACACGCCGTCGGGTGCACTCTGGACACCCGGCACGATGGTCATGGTGCACGCGCCTTCGATTCACATCAACACGCCGTTTCAGTTCCTCATTCGCAAGGTCGAGTACATGTTCGAGCCGCGCGGGGCGACGGCCGTGCTTTCACTGCTTCCCCCGCAAGCGTACACCGGAGACCCGATCCCCGAAGGGATATTCTCATGAGCACGATCCGCATCGGTGTCGTCAAAGGCGTTCCGCCGAACAATACCGCGGGTCTTTCACTTACTACGGGCGTCGCGCAGCCGAAGAATGGACAGACCCCGTTCAAGGCTCGATTCGTTCAAGTGCAGGCGGGTCCCGCCGTCTACCTCGTTCAGCTCATCCCGCAGTCGGGAGAAGACGCATCACCGCCAAACGGCAGTATAGTCGCCATCCTTGAGTCTGCTGGCATCCGCCTCGGGGTAGCCGTGCAGGACAACGTACCGCCGTCGGTGGCGCTGAATCAGGGGGAAAAGCGCGTCTACGGCAGTGACGGCAGCGGTAACTTGCTCGGCCTCATCAAGTTCAAGGCCAACGGCAAGCTCTACATCGGAAACGCCAACCTTGACGCCAACCCGTCGAAGAACCCGCAATACGCGCCGCTGGGCACTTCGCTTGCCAACCTCATGAGCGCGCTTTCGAGTCTGCTTTCCGACCTCACCACGCTTGCATCCGCGCTTGCCTCGGCCACGACCATCGCCAACGTTGCCGCAGCGGGTGCCGCACTGCAATTGAACCTTCCCTCGGTCACGCAAACCATTACCAGTGCGCAGAACGCAATCGCCGCGTTACTGGATACAAGTCAATGAGTGCAACCGACCGATTCTCAGGCGAGCCCCTCATCATCCTCACGCAGGCGGGCGTCGATCAGTCGTGGTCGGGCGGGCAGCCGCTCATGGATCAAGGGCTTTGCAATCAGGCGATCCTCTCGCTTTTCACGCGCAAGGGCTGGGTCGGCAATCAATTCCTGCCGCTTGAATCGCAGATCGGAAGTGACTTCGAAAAGGCATGCGAGGAAGAGGCGATCACGCTGGCCTCGATCACCGCCACTATCCCCAACGCCGCACTTGCCGCACTCTCCTGCGACTACTTCAAAAACATAACGGTAGCCGTCGCCAACCCGAACGCCTGGAACCTCACGATCACGATTCACCTTGGCTCGGGGCAGACGCTCCTGCTTTCCAAGTCGGGCCTTAAGTGGGCGGCGCAAGCGAACCAGAATCTCACGGAGGAGAGTTGATGCCTGACACGATCCCCACCACGCAACAGATCGTCAACCGCATCCTCTCAAACCTTCAAGGGCAGTTGAACCAGACGATCCCGCCGTCACAGCGCGCATGGGCGAATGTGCTGGCCGTGGCCCTGGCGATGATCTCCACCTCCGAGTACAAGTACATGGCCTCACAGGTCATGGAAAACCTTGCGATCACCGCAACAGGCCCGCATCTTGACGTACTGGGCAGCGAGTACAACACCCCGAGACAGCAGGCGATATCTTGCATCGCCGTGCTCTCTGTACCCGGTACGCCCGCGACGATCATCCCGCAAGGCAAGATCATCGTGGACACGGCAACCGGAAACCTCTACGTCTCAACTGCCGCGGCCACGATAGGCGCAACCCCCGCGGCGGTATCGGTAACGGCACTGATTGCAGGATCGGCGACGAACGTCAGCGTGTCGGATACGTTTTCCCTTCAATCGGCTATTGTCGGCGTATCATCCCCTATATCGGTAAGGAATATTACCACGCAGGGAACGGATGCCGAGACCGATAGCGTCTACCGTGTGCAATTGCTTGCCGTCATCCGCGCGGTCGGCGGAGGGTCGAACACGGCGGACGTTGCCGTATGGGCGCAATCGGTACCCGGTGTTGCCATGGCCTACTGCTACGGCGGCCTTCCCTTCAACGGCCTTTTGCTGACGCCGAACGAGTATGCCGCACAGCTTGTCGAGATAATCGGCTCCCCGTCGTCGGGAACGTTCTCGCTGTACTTCAACGGGCAGGTGACCGCCCCGCTTCCCTTCAACCCGACTGCGGGACAGATCGCAACGGCCATGCAGGCGCTGTTCGGCGCGGGCTCCGTTTCCTGCTCGGAGCTTTCAAATGGAGCAGGATTCAAGGGCTTCATGCTCTCGGGGTTCTCGACCTTCGCCCCCGTGTTCCTTGCATCAAACGGCCTCGGAGGAGGCACGAACCCCACGGTCTACGTATTCCCCAACGCCCCTCCCGCGCGCACGGTTTACGTGCAGTGCACGACCTCGGTCAACCCGCAAGGCATTCCCCCGGCGGCCATGCTCACGGCGGTCACGCAGGCGATACACTACAACGCGGCGGGTATCGCCAACCAGCCGCTTGGCATTACCATGGACGAGCTTTTCGTCATGCCCTGCACGTCAACGGGATTCTATGTCACGATCACGACGCTGAACCCTGGCAACTCGACGGCTGGCGTCGTGCAGACCGCGATTCAGACGGCCCTTGCCACCTACTTCTCGACGCAGGTGCAGCCCTACGTCGACGGGGTGACGCCCGTTTTCGCGCGTAGCGATTTGATCACGCAGGCATCGGTGACGGCCGTCGTGCAATCGGTGCTTCAAACCTACGGCGCCTCATGCGCATCGGTGGGCTTCGGGCCGACGCCAGGCGCGTTCCTTGCCACGTACCAGCTTGGCGAGGGCGAGCTTGCCAACTTCGCGGGAGTCACCTACCAGTAATGAGTGACCCGATCCAGATGAGAAACGTGCTGAATGCCCTGCTTCCCGAGGGACGCGCGCATGCACCCGTCGTCCCCGGCAATCCGCTGGATGAGTTCTACGAGGCACTTGCCGCGGCGTTGCAACTGGATCACAACGATTTCCAAACCCTTGTCAGCATCCGCAATCCCTACACGACCCCGATCCTCTCGGACCTTGAGCGCGAGTACGGGATCATGCCGTCGGCGGGCCAGACCATCGCCCAGCGGCAGGCAATCCTCCAGTACCACAAAACCGCGCGCGGCCTTTCGGGCCAGTGGTGGGTATTGCAAAACGCGATCAACGCGGCGGGATTCACGGGCGTCAACGTCCTTCCCAACGACCCCGCGGTCAATCCCGCGCCATTCCTCGGCGGGACCCCGCAGGCGTGGTGCGGTAATGCTACCTCCTGTTGCGGCTACTTCTCGTCGGGGGCGGGCGGGGTCGTGCTCATCACCTACACGCCGTCGGGTTCGGCGTACCTCCTGCTTGGGCCGGGGGAGTCACCTGGCACGCAGCCGCTATTCAAGTCGCAGGGACCGGCGAATGCAACGGTCAGGACAAGCGGCGGATTTTTCTCCTTCTCGACGTTCACCGTGCCAACCGTTGCCGCATACTCGCAGTACATCCTGCTCGGCCCGGGGGAGACGCCGGGGAGTCAACCTGCTTTCGAATCGCAAGGTCCGCCGAATGCGAACTATGCGAAGTCCGGCGGCGTAACTACGGTCACACCCGTGTATACTGCGGTCTGCTCATCTCCTACCAACGGGCAACTTGTCGTCAACGGCCAGCAGTACCAGAACGCGGGAGCGGTCCTCGGGTGCGGCTCGGGCATCTGGTGTCACCCGGTGTACGCGGGGCAGTACAACAATAACGAATGCGGGAGTTTCGTCTACGCGATCCAGTTGCTTTCGCAGTTCGGGCCACCGCAGGATCCCGGGCGCTATCCGCTGGTGTTCTTTGTCGGCGGCTCGGCTACCTATGATGCGGCGGGGCATCTGTTGACGATATCCAACTGCAACGTGCCCACGGCGCGCGTGCAGGAGCTTGCGACTTTGATCTTGCGCTACAAGCCGCTTCACACGTGGGCGGCGCTACTCATGAACGCGGTATAGGAGGATAGTGATGATAGCTTACGAATCGATGGGATTGATCAATTTCTCGGGCGTGTTTCCGAACACATCCGCGATCAACGCGACCTCGGCAGGTGCAACCAACGGCACGCCGCTCATGGCCGCATGGCTGAACGACGAATGGGCGTTCTGGCAGTCAATCCTTTTCCTCGCGCAGCAGATGCCATCGGGTGTATCGGAGGCGTGCCCCGCATCCGCGACCGCCGCACTCGGCGCGGCACAGCAGAAAATCCAGTCACTTGAAATGAAGTTCGGCGCCCCCGGCGAGCTCGTATTCGACTTCATCACCCCCGGGTCAGGCACCTACCCCAACGGCGGTGCGCAGGCCATGACATGGGGCGCATCCACCGGCGGGCCCCCGACGCGCTACCAGTACCGCCGCGTGCTTCCGCTTCAAAACCAGCGCGTGCTCATCGCCTCGTACCCCGACCTATGCGCGGCCCTGTACTGCGGCGACGGATCGAATGCGACCGCCGACTACTGCTACAAGTCAACCGACTCAGGCGGCGTGACACACTCGACGTCGGGCACCTACTTTACGCTTCCCGATTGCCGGGGGCTTACGCTTCGCGGAATCGACTGGACAAAGGCGCACGACCCCCTCGGCGACATTCGTGGCGTAGGCAACGCCCACGGCCTCCTTGCCAGTCTGCAGCAGGATGCGTTCCAGGGACATTGGCATAACGCTAAGTCCGACACTGCTCTCGGGGCTGGAGGTCTTTCTGCTATACGTCCTCCCGGTGCTAGTACAGATTCATCAACCGTAAAAGACCCGGTGACCGACAGCGTCAACGGCACCCCGCGAACGGATAAAGAAACCCGCATGTACAACTTCTCGTGCAACATCGGAGTGAGGTATTAGCATGAAAACCGTGATCCATCAAATCGTTGACGGCTATGACGTGGTGCTCGGCTTCGGGCAAGCGGCGGTCGACCCCGTAGCGTTATCCGCGAAGGTGACCCCGCAGCTTGCGACAACCGTAGAGGCAGGGGCATGCGCATCGCTATCGCAGGCGATCAACGCGGCCGCACTTTCTCAGGCGCAATCAACATCGCAGGCGATCTACAACGAGCGCACTGCGGCGCTGAACGCGCTCATCGCGAAGTGGGGGCCGCTATCGGCGGCACTGGACGCACGGCACACGGCGTTGAACGCGGCACTCGACCAGGACCCCAGCGTGCACTTCACCCCAGGGTCGTTTGACAGCGTGAAAGAAGATTTCCTGCTTGACCCGCAATTTGCCACGCTCTCGGCGATCACCGATGCGCAAGCGGTAAACCCGCAGCGGTGCATGATCTGCATCGACACGACGCTGGTAGTCGACAATCGCGGTACGCTTTACTGGACGCAGGCGGGCGGCATCTGGACGCAGGCGCTCATCACGACACTGGGGGCCACGGTCCCCGACGGTGCAACACTGGACGCCGCACTCACAGCAGACCAGCGCACGCAGATTGCGGCACAAGCAGAGGCCGCGCGCGTGGCTTCCCTCTCACCCGATGCGGCACTTGCCGAGGCCACGGCGCAGCAGCAGGCGGCAAAGGCGATAGTCGCGGAGGTGCAGACGGAGGTCACTGCGGGTGTATCGACGGCCGCGCAATTAGCGTCGGCGCAAGCGGTCTACGCGCAAGCGCTGGAGGCGATCAACGCGAAGTACGGATTGACGCTGGAATAAAAAAAGCGGGGCCTGCGCGCTCACCCGCATCCCCGCTCTCTCTTGCCCCGTCGAAAGGCGGGGCTTTTCTATTTCTTCGATGAACCGCCTCGCGCGAAGGCAATACAGATCGACATGCCATGAGTCAGCAACCACCCCTTGACGTGAGAATAGGCAACGCGCGCAGTCACGCCGACTAACTTTTTCCGCCCTCCCGCCATGTTAT